CGCTCTCTCCAAGAAGTTCGACGTTATTGTCGATCCTTACTTCCCACGCCAGCTGATCCTTGTCGGCCGACGCGGTAGTAGCTTCCTTGAAAGTGGCTATGTCTATGCACCTTACGTGCCGCTGCAGACAACGCCTACTATCTTCGGCGTAGAGGACTTTGTACCTCGCAAGGGTGTCATGACCCGTTACGCTAAGAAGATGGTTCGCCCAGACCTTTATGGTTTGGTCATCTGTCGCGACCTTGTTGTTAACCCAACAAGCTAGCTAGCCTGACTTAAGGTCAAAATAATGAAAGCCCCGTCTCTTTGAGGCGGGGCTTTCTATTTATTAATAGATAAAATCTGAGGATCGCTAATGTCAATTCCAAATTTAAACCCAGCGTCTACTTCTAACGCAAACGTATTGCCAGTCACAGGGGCGGCGCTAAATGTCGCTGCTACATTACCTTTCGCCATATATGCTAATTCAAATCCATTTTTATCTGGCGCGGCAGATCAGGTAGCTTATACCTACAAAAAGCTGGGCGGCGATGTCTTAGATATTGAACTATCAGAGGGCTCTGTTTACTCTGCCTACGAAGAGGCAGTTTTAGAATATTCTTATTTAGTAAACCTACATCAATCAAAGAACTCTCTGTCCAGTCTTCTGGGCGGCGCGACCGGCTCTTTTGACCAAGATGGACAAATTGTATCGGGCAGTGCGTTATCGGGTTCTAACATTGCTTTAAAATATCCCAGGTTTGATTATGGTTATGTACGAAGAGTTTCAGAGAAGCTGGCAACTGAGGCCGGGTTCGGAGGGCTTACGCCAATTTACTCAGCGTCTGTTAGCACTGTAACAGATCAGCAAGATTACGATTTGCAGACTTTAATTTCTTCATCGGCCGCAACTGATACAACTGTCCCTTATTACGGCAAAGTTCAGGATAAGAGAGTTATTATCAGGAAAGTCTTTTTTAAGACCCCAAGAGCCATGTGGCGTTTTTATGGATACTACGGCGGATTTTCAGTTGTAGGTAACTTAAGAACTTACGGTCAGTATGCTGACGATTCTACTTTTGAGATTGTGCCAACTTGGCAGAACAAACTTCAGGCTATGGCTTATGAGGATGCGTTGCACACCCGGATATCACATTATTCGTATGAAATTCACGATAACAATCTTCGAATTTTTCCAACACCTGACCCCACATCTCCTGAAAATTTTTGGGTTCAATTTACAATTGATAAGGAGTACGAGGCTTGGGAAGAAACTGGTCGTGGGAGAGAAGGAGTAGACGGTATCAACAACTTAAACACTCTCCCGTTTGAGAATATCCCATATGAAAATATTAATGCCATTGGTAAGCAATGGATTCGTAGATTTGCCTTAGCGCTAACAAAAGAGATTCTTGGTCAGGTGAGAGGAAAATTTTCTACTGTACCTATTCCAGGAGAATCGGTAACTCTTAACGCTTCAGAATTATTGTCGCAAGCTAGGACCGAAATGGACCAGTTAAGAGAGGAGTTGAAGACGATCCTTGAAGACACAACATATGATAAGCTGGCCACGGTTGATTCAACTCTACAAGATTCGACCAAGAAAGTTCTTGAAAATGTCCCAGCTGGCATTTACGTAGGATAATTAAATGTCCCGTAGCAAAAGATCCGAAAAGAAAATAAAAGACAAGAGATCTCAGCGATTTGATTACGTGGGTGATAAGGAAGTGGCAAAAAAACTTCAAGAAATTGAGTTTATGCCATCTTCTTTAGAGACGATCGATAGGGCAATGCTTCGCTTTATTGACGAAGAGCTTAATCTTTTTACGAATACTAACGACGGATTTAAAAAAGTTCCAGTTCTATGGGTTACATCAGAGCGAGCCTTCCAAATAAAACATAACAAAGACTTGCGAGATAAAGAAGAAACCTTAATTCTTCCTTTAATCACTGTTAATCGATCGAGCGTGACAAAAGAAGAGAATTTCCGTGGTACTGTGTTCGCTAACTTATATCCTATTAACGACCCCAAGGGTGGCACCATAACAATTGCTAGACAAATTAACCAAAAGAAAACAGCAGAGTTTCAGAATGCTCAAGCAAATAGAAAATATGGTCCGGATAAAAATGTTTCAAGCAAAATGCTTAACACGAATAAAAGAAACATGTCCACAGCGAAGACAGTTTATGAAACAATAACAATCCCTATCCCTACTTGGGTTAAAGTAATGTATGAAATATCCATCAGAACTGAGTATCAGCAGCAAATGAATGAGCTTATTCGTCCGTTCATCACAATTCCGGGCAACTCTAGAACTCCAAAGCGAATTGAAGCCGAGGGGCATTACTACGAAATATTTATTGATGGTAATTTTGCTAATAACTCTAACCAAGCCAATCTAGGGATGGAGCAGAGGAATTACGAAACCAATATTAATATTGAAACTCTTGGCTATCTTATCGGTGAGGGCGAAAACCAAGAAAGGCCAAAGATTGTTAAGCGTGAGAATGCAGTTGATATTAAGATCGGCAGAGAGAGAACTGTGCTTGGCGATATACCCGATAACATAAAAGATGGATTTTACAGAGAATAATTCTCTTCCTACTATTTAACACTATTTACTTTGAACATTTTCGCAATGTAGGAGAACCGAACGAATGTCAGTTAAAAATTACCGATTTGTATCCCCCGGCGTTTTTGTCAATGAAATTGACAACTCACAGTTGCCCGCCTCGCCAGCAGGTATAGGACCAGTCATCATCGGTCGCGCTGAGAAAGGGCCGGCCCTAAGACCAACGACTGTTGACTCCTTTGAAGAATTCGTTAATATTTTTGGCGCTCCAAGTCCTGGGAATTCCGGAGAAGACGTTTGGCGCCAAGGCGCTAATACTACTGCCACGACTTATGGCGCGTATGCAGCACAAGCTTATCTTCGAAATAGTTCTCCTTTAACTTACATTCGCTTGCTTGGTGCTGAGGACGCAGCTGCAGTTGGTAGTGGAGTTCCAGCAGAAGCTGGCTGGAATGCCGGCACAAACGGGCGCGCCTGGGGACTCGTGCTGTTTCAGACCTCAAGCACCAACACAGTACTTACCGGAGCACTCGGTGCTGTTTTTTATGCCGAGGCTAATGTCGATCTTGAACTGTCCGGTACGCTTCTCTTAAATAACGGCACCACTTACGTCGCAGCCCCGGCCGAAGCAGCCTCCCTTGAGGCCGTCACTGGTTCGGACTATGTGGTTATTTCGCAGGAAGGTGGTAGAACAAAAGAGTTTAAGGCGCTCGTTAAAAACGCTAGCGGCACAACAGTAGACACCATTACATTTAACTTTAACAAGAATGATTCTAAATACATTCGCAAAGTCTTCAACACTAACCCACAATTACTCACAGACGCAATTGTTGATCCTTCTAATACAGAATTGTATTTCTTGGGAGAAACTTTTGATCGTCACATTGAAAATGTCTTATCCGACGAAGCATCGTCATATGCCGCGGCTTTCGTGAGAATTAATGATGGCGGCTCTGACGGAGATGATTTTACATACGAAGTACAGGCAGCCGAGACGCCTAACATAATTAGTTGCAAGCTGGCCCCGGGCTCGGGAGTTACAAAGTTATTTAAGTTTGTTGCAAGAGGCAAGGCTGGCGACTGGACAAACAAGAATCTTAAGATCTCCATTCAGGACATTAAACGCTCCACAAATGATCAAGAAGATTATGGCACCTTTTCGGTTGTAGTACGACACTTGAGTGACAGTGATAACGTTGTTCGTGTTGTAGAGCAGTTTAACAACTGCGATCTTAATCCTAACTCGCTGAACTTCATTGCGCGCAAGATTGGAGATAGAAGACTTGTATGGTCTCAGAGCGAAAGAAGGTATTACGCAGAGGGAAATTACGATAATAATTCCGACTACATCTACGTTGATGTAAATTCAGATGTAGAAGCCGGGGTAACAAACCCAACATTGCTTCCGTTTGGATTCGAGGGAATAGTTAAGTATCTTGATGTCACCGCGACCGCTGGGGCTGGAGGTTTAAACCCAAGCTGGTTATCTGCTTCCCATGGTGTAGGAACATTCCCGCTGACAGGACACTACTCATCCGGATCACTTTTTGTCGTGTCTGGTGCAGCGTCAATTGAAGATGACGTTTTTGCCTCTGCTTCGGTAGATTTTCCAAGACCAGTTCTGCGTGACAAGGCTACAGACGGCAATTTAGTTAATGCTACAGATGCATACTTCGGGTTGCAAACAACCGAAGCAGTGGGAAGCACGGTCTTCGATCGCTCGACCATTGACATTTTAAGACCACGCGGCGGCATTGTTGGCTTCACAGCAGCCACAGCGAACGAAGAGTTGTCTCCGACGTTTACGCTGGATGACGTCTCAGGCTCTGGTGAGTGGGTTACGGGATCCTCAACCAGCACGTCTCTTACTTTTGTTAATGGCCCAATATCTGGAGTCTTGGACGCTGGATACGATCGGTTTACCGTGCCTTTGTTTGGTGGTTTTGACGGTGTTGATATTAGGGAGATGGATCCTTTCTCTGCTGCTCGGATGCCATCAAATCCGTCTGATTCAACAAGTTATTCCTTCTTCTCTCTTAGGAGAGCCATCGATTCGGTGGCTGACCCCGAGGTTGTAGAGATGAATCTGGCCTCAATCCCAGCCCAGACGCAGGAGGGTCTCACCACCCATCTAGTTAGAACATGTGAAGAAAGAGGAGATGCCTTAGCCGTTATCGACCTTCCGGATGCTTTTGTTCCAAGAGAAGATGCCAGGGAGGTTAATCGCAGCAACACGGCCTCGACAATCACAACGTTGATTAATGGTTTGCGAAGTAGGAATCTTAACTCTTCTTACGGCGCGACTTACTACCCATGGGTCCGAGCAAGAGACACCATCAACGGTCAGTTCATTTGGTTGCCACCTTCTATCGCCGCTATCGGTACATTCTCTAGCTCACAGCGTAAAACACAGGTTTGGTTCGCTCCAGCCGGATTCAATCGCGGCGGGCTCACGGAAGGCTCCGCTGGTATTCCAGTTGTTGACGTCGCTCACCAGCTACGCCGCAAGGACCGTGACGACCTTTACTCAGCGAACATTAACCCAATCGCTAAGTTCCCAGCAGAGGGTATCGTGATCTTCGGTCAGAAGACCCTACAGGTTACGCCATCTGCTCTGGATCGTATTAACGTTCGTCGTCTAATGATCTTCGTTAAGAAGCGCATCTCGCAGATTGCCAGTGGCATTCTCTTTGATCCAAACATCCAGACAACTTGGACGAGATTCACATCCCGAGTTGATCCTTTCTTGGCTGATGTTAAGACAAACTTTGGTCTTTCCGATTACAGAGTTGTTCTTGATGACACAACCACAACCCCTGATCTTGTAGATAGAAATATTCTATATGCGAAGATCTTCTTGAAGCCAACGCGAGCGATTGAGTTCATTGCGATTGACTTCAACATCACAAGAACAGGAGCGTCATTTGACGATTAAATAAAAAGTGGGGGAGTTCCGGCTCCCCGCACTAATTAACTTAGACCTATCAGGAGATAATAACAATGGCCTTTTGGACAAGCGCACTTTCAGAACCAAAGAGAAAACACAGATTTATTTTGAGATTCCCGGAGCTTATCACACCGGATGGAGACTTTGCGTACGCTGAGTATCTGGCCAAATCTGTTACAAAGCCTTCCTACACAGTTAGCACAACGGACCATAAGTTCCTGGGTAACACTTACTACTACCCCGGAGCAGTCACATGGAATGAATGCACCGCAACTATTGTTAACTCCGTATCGCCAGATGGTAACGAGCTTCTTTATCAGGCGCTGCAGCAGATGGGCTATCTAAAGCCTGACATTCAGGAAGATGTTTTCTTGCAGAACCTTCCCGCTTCAACGCCAAACAAGCAGGCTTCCCTTGCAGCACTTGGGCAGGTTCAGTTTGACGAGCTTTCTGGAGAGGGTGGTACACTTGGAACTTGGAAGTTGCAGAATGCTTTTATTACAAATGTAACTTTCGGTGATTTGGATTACGCAGGCGAAGATCTTCTAGATATTGTAATTCAGATGCGTTACGACTGGGCAACTTATGATGTTGGTCTAGCAACTAGAGCTTTAGCAAATATTTCATAAAAGAAAGAGACGGTGATTTTTGAGTAGAAATTCAAACAGACAAGGGGCGCCTGATATGCCCCCACCACCACAATTACAGCAACAAGAAACACAAAATCTATTTTCATTCCCAACCCCAACGGAGTTTGTCGAACTTCCTAGTAAGGGGTTATTCTATGGCGAGGGGCATCCGTTACAAGGTGCTGAAACTGTAGAGATAAAGCACATGACAGCAAAAGAGGAAGATATCCTATCTTCCGAGGCTTTAATTAAAAAGGGTCTCGTTATGGACAGGCTTTTAAAGTCTGTATTGGTAGATACGAATATCAATCCTAACTCTTTGCTCATAGGCGATAAGAATGCTATTGTCATGACCATCAGGGAAACTGGCTTTGGCTCGCTTTATAAGACAAACGTTACGTGTCCTGCTTGTGGAACATTGAATGAAAAAGAGTTCTCTCTAGAGGGTAAAGAAATTAAGCAATCTAACTTGCTTGATGATGTAAAGCTCCTAGAGAATGGAAATTTCTTATTAACCTCCACAGATTATAATCCAGAGATTACCTTTGAGATTAGACTTCTGACTGGTAAAGATGAACAGAGAATTTTGAAGCATGTCGAAGGGCGTAAAAAGCTTAAGCTTGAAACAGGTCCCGTGACAGAATTGCTAAAAAATATTATTGTATCTGTTAATGGGATCTCTCAGCTGAGCGCTCTGCAAGAGATTATCAGTCAGATTCCTGCTGCTTTATCAAGGAAAATTCGTAAAGTATACGAAGAGGCAATGCCAAACATAGAACTAAAAGCTGACTTTACCTGCGACAACTGCTCACATACAGAGCGCTTGGAGGTGCCGATTAATGTCGACTTTTTTTGGCCTAAGCTCTGATTATCAAGCGACTCTGTACGAAGAGTTTTTCATTCTTAAACAACATGGCAACTGGTCTTTTTCGGAAGCCTATACGTTGCCCACTGGTTTAAGAAGATGGTTCCTTTCTCGTTTGGCTAGACACTTCGAAGAGAAGAAAGAAGCGGAAGAGAAAGCAATGTCGACGTCACGATAAGTGCGCCTTTTTCTTTATGCTACTATTTAGATAGAAGAGGTTTGCCCCATGAGTGAAGAGAACATCGTCATCGATTTAAGCGATAAGACAATCAATGAAAGATTGTACACAGATTTTTCCTATAAGGTTAATCGCATGTTGTTGGATTTATACCACGCAGGCGCCGATATTAACCCAACCATTCGTGGAACACAAGCTCAAATAGAATCTTTCTTCAGAGCGCTCCGGGGCGAAAAAAGATATATGGATTCGTACATAAAGCACGGCTTGGATGATTCCAGAACCATGATGAATAAAAGAGACCTTGACCGTGCCGTTATGGGTTTTGAAAGAGAAACAGGCTTACGGTGGCCATTTAAAAATTAGGTGGCTAGATAATGTCTGAAATTACAGATCTCACAGCAGCGGTCAAGGAGTTAACCAACCAGCTTAAAGGCGGACCCGGTGGCGGACGAGGTGGACCCGAGGACCGAAGAGCAGAAAGAATTGGAGACCTCCAGCAACGCAATACTTTTCTGAAGGATGAAGCGAATCTTATTAAAGAGATAGCTAGAAACGAAAAGGAAAGAGTTAAACTTGAAAACGAAAACAAACTTGAGCAACTTTCTAACACCAAAGAGCTTCTTCGAATCGGCGCTTTGGAAGGCGAAGCTAAAGAAAAAGCTATTAAGGATGTTAAAAGATTATCCAATGAGACTGAGGGTTACACCAAGACCGTTGACAAAGCCACAGCCGCCCTTAAACGCCAGAAGCAAGCATTCAAAGCAGGAGCAGCTGAGGCTGACAACCTGCTTAATGGTTTTCTTGGTCTGTCAGGTGAGGGGGCAAGGTTCTTTCAGATTGTTGGCAATGGAACCACAAGTTTACTGGGGTTTGTTGGAGGATTAGCCAAAAGCGTATTTACGGGCGACCTACTTGTTAAAAGTTTTCAGAAGTTAATTGGCAACTCTATTAACTTTGCTTTTGAGCTTGATAGACAAAACGCTCAGCTTAAGGCTGCGACTGGTGCTGGTAACGAATTTTCTGACGTTATAGGAGACGCTGGAAGCGAATATCTCACATTTGGGGTGAACGCCGCAGATGCCGGTAGGGCTACCCAAGCTTTATTCGGCACCTTCAGAGACTTTACAAACCTTTCGAAGTCTGAGCAAACTAACATAGCTGAAACAGCTGCAATTTTAGATAAGTTTGGTGTTTCCTCAGCTCAGACAGGACAAATCTTAGACCAAGCGACAAAGTCATTATATATGAACTCTCAACAAGCCGAGGCTCTAACAAGAGAAGCAGCGACGTTGGCGATTTCTATCGGCAAGCCAATAACAGAAGTCGCGGGTGATCTTGCTTCTGCGGCTCCTAAACTTGCTTTCTATGGTCAGCAGATGTTTGACGTGTTCGCGCAATTAGAAAGGCAGTCAAAGGCTACCGGTTTGTCGGTTGATTCTTTGCTCGGATTGGTCGGTGAGAAATTTGATACCTTTGAGGGCGCCGGTCAAGCCGTAGGACGCCTTAACGCCATCTTAGGTGGACCTTATCTTAACTCTATTGACATGCTGAATGCCTCTGAGGCTGACCGTCTTGAGATGATTAAAGAAGCTATTAAGGCTGGAGGGGTTCAATTTGACCAACTAAACAAGTTCGAACAGAAAGCATTTGCATCCGCCTTGGGAACTGATGTTGATACTCTTCGTAGGTCTCTAAATGAGTTGGATCCTGAAGTTCAGCTGCAAGCTCTACGACAAGAAGAGTTGGCAAAGCGTGCCGGTGATGCCCGAGATATAATGACCAAACTAACTGATGCTATAAACAGCTTGATTATTCGTAATAAGCCATTAATGGATTCTATTGTAAAGGGTGTAGATAAGTTCTCGGAACTTATTTTCCAGATAAACAAAGGCGAAAAGTCTACAATTGATTTAGGTAAAGCAATTTTTGGTATACTCCCAGGATGGATGAAGTGGGTTCTTGGAATTGGTTTGGCTTTTAAAGGAATTAGTATGGTTGTCGGCGCCGTAAAGGGATTCCTGGGTCTTAAAGCGGCGATTGCAGCTGCTCAGGCTTCGGCAACCGCTGGGTTTGCCGGGATGTCCGCTGCCGCCTCGCCATTATTGGCTGTTCTCTTACCAATCGCAGCTATAATTGCTGGAATAGGCGGTGGCGCCTACGCAATATCAAAAGCTTCTCAAGCAGCGGCTGCTGGACAAACTGGAAAAGCCGCGGCAATAGGTATGGGCGGTGGCGCTCTTGCCGGCGCTGCTACCGGAGCCGCGATTGGATCAATTGTTCCAGTTATCGGTACAGGTGTCGGAGCGCTTGTCGGAGGCGCCATCGGGCTCGCGACTGGGACAGCTGCAGCCGGCGGCGCGTTTAACGATGCAACTATGCCAGCGTCGATACAGATGGCTAAGTTTAATAATCAAGATACGTTTGAAAGGGTTGGCAACTCTGTCGTCGCTGCCAAGCCTGACGGAACTTTGGATAAGGCGATTAGGGAATCTGTTGAAAAGCAGACTGCTGTTCTTGTTGAGGCTATACAAAACGCGATGAATGTTAAGGTCCAAGTTGGAGACCAGCAATTAGGTGATGTTGTTGTCAAAGCCATGAACTCTACAAGAGGAAGAAATTCAATTTCCCCATTTTACGAGGGATAGGAGGTAAAGTAAATGGCCGATAGAGTAAAACAACCAACATTTTTTAACGATTCTGATTTCTTAATTCATATTACTCATATTCCAACCAACAAGAAGGTTGAGTTTCATTCGTGGCTTACGGGCTTTACTGACGCTTTTTCATCTACTTGGCAAGGAACTCCCGTATATGGGCGAATGGACGATTTATACACTTTTGCCAAAACTGGACGTGTGATAACTATTGCTTTTGATGTTGTCGCTGCAGACGAAAATGAAGCTAGAATAAATCAAGGAAAGTTAAATAAACTAACTCAGTTCTTGTATCCTGTGTATTCTAATCCAGTTGCTGGTGGGACCTCTAGAGAAAATAGTCAGGTTCTCAAGGCAGCACCTCTATTGAAAATGAAGTTTAATTCTCTTGTAAAAAATGCGGCTGATAATGGCGAGCTTGTCGGATTCTTGAATGGGTTCACCTATTCTCCAAATATAGAAGCGGGACAGTTTTTTGCCGACAGAGCAAACAGAAAAGATATTGTTTATCAATCTCACAGTGTTCAGCTGACGTTTACTGTGCTCCACACACACTTAACTGGCTGGGTTCAGACGGAAGCCGGTCAGGGTGAAGATAGTAAAACTGTATATTCCTTTGGCAAATCGCAACAATCTGACGATGGAGCATCTTTAAATTTGAATTATCCACACGGAGGGGCAAGTCCATTTGTTACATTGCCTCCAGATCTTAATAACGACGGTGTTGCCGATGTTTGGCAAACTGGGGTTGGAACGAATCAGGACGAGGCTGAAGCCAGCCAGGAAACCATCACTGAGAAAACTTAGGAATTCATATAATGACCAGCAGATACGACAACCGACGAGTTCTTAAAAATGATCTAGAAGAATACGAAAATATTCTTGACGATAGAGGAGTTAAACAAATCTTTCAGTACGGTACTAGATTTATGAAATTCCCAACTGTTGATGAGATCAAGAATTTGACAAGAGTACAGCACGTTTGGAGCGTTGGCGATAGATACTATAAGCTTGCTTCAAAGTTTTACGGTAATCCAAAGTACTGGTGGGTCATTGCTCATTATAACAAGAAGCCTACCGAGGCTGATTTAACTCCTGGTGATATTATTTATATCCCTACACCATTAGAGAAGATATTGAATTACATTCTGGAATAAAGCATGACACAGCCGAATTATACCCCAAGAGCAGTTGATTTCATACGCAACAATAAGATTATAGAAGACATTTGTCAATCCTATGTTTATGAATATTTGTCATCCATTGATGATGGTGGCACCGCTGAGTGGGCCAATAAGCTTAATTCACTTTTGGATGAATTTAAGGACGACCCGGGTTTTGAATTTCTCAAAGCAGGTACAGACGAGGACGGAAATCAAGAATATAAGAGAATCGGCTCTGATAAAGACTCTTATGAGACTTTTAAGCAGCAGCAGTTTAGTTTACATGACGGCTTGGGCACTGGGAAACCCGGAACCATCGCAAATAGATTTTATAAAAAAGCTAAAAAGCTATTCGAAACTGATGAGGGTAAGGCTACACTTTACGAAATCCTCACCAACACAAACGAAGTGTTTCGAGACAAAAGTCTCCAACCCCGCGAAGACGTTGCGAATGTCACAGAAGATAATTTAGGCGGTGCTGTAACTGAAAGTATTTTTGAATTTGGTCCGACCGGAGGCTCAACTTTAAACCTTGCAGGACCCGGAGTGTATCTGTTTTTTATGTTTGTGTACCAAACAGCTTGGTTCACGAAAGATATAGCTCAGAACGCCCCC